CTGATAATGCCGGAGGCCGACATATTGTCATCGGCACGAACCGCGCTCTCTACTACATTGACTCCTCTGGGGCAAAATCGACCATCACTCCTGCTGGGTTTACGCCCGCAGCCAAGGATTCTGGTCTGACTGTCGGTTATGGCACGTTTGCTTACGGCGCTGGTACATACGGCACTCCACGCACGTTCACTGGCGCTATCCCAACTCCTGCTGCCTCGTGGGACTTCGCCTTGTGGGGCGAGAAGCTACTTGCTCAGTTCCGTGGCGAAGGAAAACTCTACGAGTGGACTATAGGCACGGCAGCAGCCCTTGTCATTTCCACATCACCAACCGATATGCAGGACTTCCTTGTGACGGACGAGCGGATCGTCATGGGAATAGGCAATGCAACCGACCCGCGTATTGTCCAGTGGTCCGCCTCGGAAGACAACACTGACTGGACGCCTTCTAACACGAACCAAGCAGGGTCGATCACGCTGGCCGGGACTGGACCTCTGCTGGCGATTACGCAGATTATGAACGAACTGCTCATCATCAGTCAGAATGAAGTCTACGCTGGGCGCTATCTTGGCCCGCCCTACGTTTACGGCTTTGATCGTGTAGGCGATAATAACGGCCTGTTATCGCCTACTTCACTTGTGACTACAGCCCGTTTTGCTATGTGGGCCGGAGATAGAAACTTCTGGATGTATGACGGCTCTCTGCACAAGCTGGAGTCAGACGTTATCGACTTCTTCCACAATGACTTGAGCGATACAGAATACAGCAAGACTTTCGGCTTTTCGCTGCGCGGCTTCAACGAAGTCTGGTGGCTCTATCAATCCAAGACCAGCACGACTGGGGAGCCTGACTCCTACATCTGCTACGACTTCTCTGGCAACCACTGGACCAAGGGCAAGATTGGGCGCGGCGTGGCCGTGGACAACGCCGCCACTGCTTACCCCCTGATGGTGTCGGCAGACGGGCTGCTCTACAACCACGAACTGCCCGGAACCGCCATTACAGATGGCGTTATCCCGTACTGCGAGACTGGCCCGCTGGAACTCGGTCAAGGCGACCGCCAAGCCTTCATCGACTACCTCTACCCAGACGAGGCAGTTGCTGGCGATGTCACGCTGACTATCCTGACTCAAGATATGCCGAACCTTGCTGCTCTTTCATTCGGCCCATACAACTTGACTGGGCCTACGCCAGTTCGAGCGCGAGGCCGTCAGTTTGCTCTGCGCTTTGAGGGCAGGGAAGCTGGCTGGCAGATCGGCACTATGCGGGTGAACGTCAAAACTGGAGGTATTCGGTGAGACGCAGTTTTATCGTCCCGACCCCTAACCGCGACAACATCACGCGCTGGGCGACTGACGTTCACAACTTCCTGCGTGACGCCACCAGCGGGGCCGTCGACGCGCAGACTATCCTGTTGCAGAAGCAGATAGGCGGCGAGAAAGCGACGACTGACGGCCTCGTTATGTGGGATCAGGATGGCTACCCTGTCGTCTCCAAAGACAATGCGTGGCATCGTCTGGCCGTAGAAGGCTACGATTACGGCGTGGGCAACGCTCTGTTTGGTAAGGCAGCATCAGTCACTGCCGCCGCCGTAAACACGGCCTACGCCATTCAGTTCGACGCCCCTGCCTTTGCCACTGGCATCAGTCGCGCTGTAGGAAACCTGACTCGGCTCGTTTTTGCCAATGCTGGCCTTTACCGCCTGTCGTTTACAGCCCAGATTTCGTCGTCTACCGCCTCTACTGTTGAGATGCGCTTCTGGCCGAAAGTAAACGGGGCCAACGTAAGCGGCAGCACAATGGTCGCTTCACAGCACAACAACGGCAGCACTACAGTCGTGGCGCGAGACAGTCTGTTCCAGTTTGCCGCTGGTGATTACCTCGAAGCCATGTGGGAGACCGACAATATCAACGGCTTCCTCGAAGCCCACGCTGCAACTGCCTACGCCCCTGCCTCGCCGTCTGCTACGATAGCAATCAGTCGGGTCATCACATGAGTGTGGTGACTGAAGTCAGGTCGCTGCTCGACATTTTGGATCGTTTTCGTCCAGAACTAGAGGCAGCAATGGAGCATAATGGCGGCACTCACACCTTCGATGACCTTACTATTATGGTACTTCAAGGCAGACTTCGCCTCTGGTCCACAGATAATAGTGTCGCCCTCACTGAAATTGTTGAGTATCCGCGCCAAAAGCATTATCATGTCTTTGCCGCAGGGGGCGACCTGACTGAGATTGTGGACACGATACCGACAATCGAACAGGCTGCTCGTGACGCTGGTTGCTGTAAACTGACTCTCTCAGGCCGCAAAGGGTGGTCAAGAGTTCTAGTCAGCGGCGGCTGGACAGAGCAGTTCACAACTTGTGTTAGGAGCATCGAACCATGAGCCTCGGCGGAAAAAAGACATCATCGACCACTATCGACCCGCAGTTGAAAGCCGCTGCTCTAGATAATTTGGCGATGGCACAGAAGATCGGCCAGATCGGCTACGTCCCCTACACGGGTGATACAGTCGCTGGGATGCAACCGGGGCAGATCGCCGCCATTCAAAGTGGTAATCTGGGCGCAGAAGCGTTTGGTCTGCCTACAATGGCTGTGCCGACTGGCGCGAACCTAAGCCCTTATGCCGCTTATGAAGCGGCTCTGGCTAAAATCCCTGCGGGGCAGCGAGCCTTCATCGAATCCCTGTTCATCAACCAGCAGACTGGCGCTCCGCCCACGATGGCTTACGGCGCTCCTGTAGCGCGAGCAGCCGTAGCACAGCAGCCCTATTCTTCTGGCGGCGGCGGTGGCGGTGGCGGGGGCGGCGGTGGCGGCGGTTATGTCCCCGGAACTGGCGGCGGTGCTGCTGACAGCGGCATGGCCGCTAATCGCTATACTGGTCTTAGGGATATGATTAACGGCGGCGGTCCCGGCGCTTCTGGTTCCACGTTCCAAGGCGGCATACTATCGTCGATTCTAAATCGCCCATTGGCTAGTCCAGTAAAAACGCGGGCCAAATAAGGAGAACGTCATGTCTGGTGGTGGAGCAAATACCAATGCCTACGCTGGAGCGGCCAACGCCCTGACTGGGGCTGGCAACGCGGCAACTGGGGCTATCAACGCCTATTCTAACGTCCCGACCATCGCGTCTGGGATGCCAACGTACATGAATCCGTACACGAATGAAGTCATCGGCAACGCCACTAACGATGTGAACCGCCTGACTCAGATGCAGCAGCAGCAAAATGCTGCAAATGCAGCGCGGTCTGGTGCGTTTGGCGGTTCGCGTCACGGCCTCGTGGAAGCAACAACCAATTCAGAAGCCCAGCGCAATATCGGCAATCTGAGTGGCGATCTGCGTATGCAGGGCTTCAACACTGCCGCCAACCTAGCTGGTGGCGACATTGCCAACCGCTTCACTGGCGCGGGCGGGATGCTCTCTGGGGCAGGGACACTGGCTAACCTTGGCACTTCTGCCTTCAACATGGGCAACACGCTGGAGACGAACCAGTGGAATCGCGGGATGCAGCAGCAGCAGATGGAGCAGCAGCGCCTTAACGATGCTATGGCGATGTTCGCCAACTACACTGGCGCTCCCAACAATTACTTGCAAATGCTGACTAGCGCTCTGTCTGGCTCGCCGCTTGCAAACGCGACCACGACCACAGGAAGCTATAAGCCCGGTGTTATGGACTTCCTAAGCCTCGCTGCTGGCCTCAAGGGACTGTAAAGGAAACGACATGGCAATGAACACTCGCCGCAATCCGCTTTCTGCTCTCTTAGACTACGCGACTGCGCGGGGCGACGAGGCTTCGAGCATCGGTAGTGTGATGAGCCAACTTGCTGGTCCTATCCTCAAAGGACAGGGCGTCAATGTAGAAGATGCCGTGCAGCGCGGTCCAGTGCCGCAACTAACTTTAGCTAATACCGCCCCAGTGCCGCCTTTGCCTAAGACAACTTCTGACGCACAAGAATACTATATCCGCGAGTTTCAGAAGCGCGGTATGTCGCGTCCTGCCTCGGAAGGCATTGTAGCTGGCATGGGATCAGAAAGCGGCCTCAACCCAGCAATCAACGAGCGCAATCCTACTGTTCCGGGGTCGCGGGGCGGCTTTGGTCTGTATCAGTTGACTGGTCCTCGCCGCATTGCCTTCGAGCGGTGGGCGTCCGAAAATGGCAAGAACGTAAACGACGATCAAGCACAGATTGACTTTATGATGACTGAATTTGCTGGCCCAGAGCGCAAAGCCTATGACGCACTGATCCAATCCCCTGATGCCCAGTCAGCAGCAACTGTCTTTACAGATCAGTTTCTGCGCCCCGGCGTCTCGCATACTACACAAAGCGCCAATGAAGCTGCTCGCATGAGCGGCCAGCCCTATGATCCATCTATCGCAGGATCAGGAGCAATGGCGGCAACTGGCGGTGCATTACCTCAGACTGTCGAAGGCATCCTATCTTCGCTTTATCCAAATGCTGCTGAAGATGAGAAGGCGGCGCACCGCAAGGACATCTGGCGCGGTCTGAGTCAGGGTCTGTCTGCCTTGTCGCAAGGTGGTCAGGTCGATCTGTCGAACATCGCGGCAAACGCTGATACCCGCCGCCGCCAATATGTCCTCGACACTCGTGAAAAAGAGAAAGCTAAAGCAGCCGCCTCGCTGGTGTACTCGCAGACTGGTGACGCCAGCATGGCCGCTGGTATCGCCTCTGGGGCGATCAATTACACCGATGTGCTAAACGAGCGCCAGATGAAGCGGGCAGAACAGACTGCTCAAGACGCCCGCCTTAAAGACGCTGCTACTACAGACGCGCTAGTCTCGGCTATGAAAGCCGGAAAAATGCCGCAGGAAACCATCGACCTTGTGCAAAAAGGCGGCGTCGATGCCCTCAGTGCCTATCAAAAAATCCAAGCAGATCAGAGTTTGCTCGAACAAGAAGCGAAGCAGCAAGACGTTCGTGACCAGAATGTCGCTGACGCCCGTTTCATTCTCAGCACTGCTGGAGCAGGAAGCCCGCAAGCGCGAGCCGCAGAGCGCGTTATCGCCCTTAATGGCGAAGAAGATGTTTATACGCTGCTGAAAGATCGGACACCTACTGGGGCTGACGCTACTGCAAATATGCAGGACGCCGATGCACTGGTCGCAAGCAAAGCGATCAATCCGCAAACGCAGCAGCCGTTCACTAAGGCAGAAGCAATTGCGGCGCTGACATTGCCCGCTCCTGCTGCTGGTGCTGCCCCCACTAACGAGATGCAAAACGCAGATGCACTGGTCGCAAGCGGCGCAATTAACCCCGACACTAATGAGCCGTTCACGCCCGCAGAAGCGACTGCGGTGCTAACTTTGCCAGCGCCCGCTGGATCAGAGCAGAGCAACGCGCAAAACGAAGCGCAAGATTTGTTTGCATCTAAAGCAACCAACCCCGATACCCAACAGCCGTTTACGTCCTACGGCGAGGCGCTGGCTTGGCGGCTGGGTTCCGGCGGGCCGGACACTAAAGTAGAAGTCTACACTGGGTCCACTGGGCAAGAGGTTGCTCCGTCATTGGTAGCGGCAGAAGAAAAACTTGCAGCAAAAGGGCAAATGTTTGCTCGTGTCACAAACCCAAAAACTGGGCAGCTAGAAATTGTGATGAATGCTGACGGCTCGCCTAAGATCATCAATATCGAAGGCGGCGAAGCAGAAACAGCGGCCAACGCAGATACGGCTGCTAAACAGGCTGACGCAGAAAAAGCGACAATGCGGGCGGTTCGCCAAACTTTGTCTGCTGACACCATTCTGCGCTACGGCAAAGATGTTCTTGACAAAACCGCTGACTGGGAAGCCGGAGTAGGCCAAGGGCTTGCTACTATGGCTGCTGGCCTCATTCCCCAGACAGTCACTTCAGAAGTCCAAAACCGCGTCAGCACAATTAAAAGTCTGACATCTTTGGACAACCTCACGGCTATGCGCCTAGCAAGTCCAACAGGCGGCGCACTTGGTAGCGTGTCTGACGCAGAAGGCTCAAAACTGGAATCGCAGTTTGGTGCGCTTGATGTAAAAGGCGATCCGGCTGTCCTGCGCGAAGACACACGCGCAGCAATGAACTCTTACCTTGATACTGTCCACGGCACACCAGAAAGCATTTTGCAGCTTTATAAGGACGGCAAAATTAGTGCAGAAGACGCTGACGCCTTCTCGGCTCGCTATGTGATCCGTGGCTCTGGCGTAGACCCTGAGCAAGAGCGCATCGGGACCACATCAAACCTTGGACTGTCTGGGGTAAGGACGACTGTGCTGGGCGATCTGACTGACCAAGACATCGCCCCCACTGCCATCAAAGAACTTGGTGTCGGTTTTGAGGCGATCATCCAAGACGACACGTTCTTCGATGAGGGCGGCGCGTTCGACACGCTGTCGCCTACTGCACAAGCAGAAGTGAAGCGGTTGATGGGGGTGAAGTAAATGACGGAAGCAGAGCGCAAAGCACTTAAAGCCGCACAAGCCGAAAAGCGGCTTGCAGCGGAGACACAACAGGCTCCGGCCCCTGACCAACCTCCGCAAGAAGAAACCTTCATGCAAGGCTTTGCTCGCGGCATGAAAAACAATTTGGGCATGGCTAACGCTGCCGCTACTGGAGCCAGCGAAGCGGTGTCGTTTGGTTTGGACGATCCGCTTGCTGGCCTCATCAACTATCTGACTGGCAGTGCTGGCTCAGTGAGTGAGGGCGCTCAACAGAATGTCGCCAACAAAGCGGCTATTCAAGCGCAATATCCCGTTTCTTACGGGGTCGGTAGAACAGGCGCTGACGTAGGACTGGCGCTGACTGGCGAGGGGCTGGTTGCAAAGGCAGGACAAAAACTTCTTCCGTATGCTGGTCCGGCTATGAGTTGGCTGGGCCGCAATGTCGCCAAGCCATTTTTGGGCGCGGCGGCTCCTACTGCTCTGTCCTCTGCTGGAAATGATCTTGGAGAAGGCCGCACCCCTGATTCGGTCGCCAGTGACGCCGCTTTGAGCGGGGCCACTTCAGTTGCGGGCCAAGCGCTCTTTGCTGGCGTCCCTAAAGTGGTCAAGTCAGTAGCAAATATGCTAGGTATCGGTGGGGCGAACGCAGCCAAAACTGAGGCAGCGCAGACCCTTGTTAGCCGGGGCGGCGCTTTTGCTGGCATGGGTCCGCGTGAGTTCAATCCTGCTACTATGGAATCGACTGGCGGCTTCCGTGCTGGCTTCCTACGAGACGAGGCTGCAAACGCGCTTCCTAACGCCACATTGGCCGATCTAAACCCCGCCATTCGCAATGAAATGGTAGCGGCTGCTGGCAACCGCCGCACCGCTCCTGAAGTGCTGGGTAGCCTGACTAATGTGATGAAAGGTCGTCAGGACGAATTTGCTCCTATGGTGCAAGAAGGCATCCAGAAAATTCTTCCTGACTCAGTATCAGCCTCCGTCCACAAGGAAGGCATGGAAGCGGCTCTTGCTCCTCTACAAGCAGAATATACCTCGGTCCTAAAAAAGGCCGGAAAACTCATGGATAGAGAGACAGCGTACTCTATTTTGGACGACACCATCCCAACTGGTACAAACCAGTCAGCGGCAGTCCGGGCGCAACTAAAACGTGTTGTGGATAGAAACACGCCAGTAATGCGCGATGCGGACGGCAAGCCTTTACTTGATGCTGACGAAAATCCCATCTACGATTTAATGACCGCAGAACAAGTCCTTTCTCTTAAAAAACAAGCCGACGACTTGTACGAAAGACTTTATAATGAGGAAGCTGGAGCAGCGACAAAAGAAGCTGCACGATCTGCACTAAATGCAAAGAATGAAGTCAGCAAATTCTTGGACGATTACGTTCCCGGATACTCAGATGTAACAGCAAAATATGCTGACAAGCTAACTTTTGACGACTTCCGCACCAAAGGGTCTAAAGCCGCAACGCGGAAAAAAGGCACAGTCGAAGACTTGACTGACTACGTTTCTACGCTGAAGCCCGCCGAACTTGATGCGTTCAAAGAAGGCTACCGAGACGCGCTCCAAGCACAGATTGAGCGCGGGGAAATGTCGTTCTTGCGAAAAGCAGAAGGCGGCAACACGCAAGAAATGGGGCGGCTGCGCGTTCTTTTTGGCGACCAAGTAGTCAACGATCTGACTTCGTTTGCGACCAAAATGTCAGAAATGAAGCAGACCACCTCTGCGGCACTAAACGCGGCCACAAGTTCGCAACTTGGTCGTGCTGGCGCTGGCCCTGAAGCAACCGCGTTGCTTTCCGACATCGTGGACGTGGTGACTGGCGTTGCGACTGGAGGCGCTCGCGCACTTCCGGGCGCAGCAGCACGGCGCATCGCTACAACTGGCGGAAAAGGTCAACGTGCTGCGGTAACGAACCAGATCGCCAAATGGATGACGGCGCAAGGTCCAGAAGAAATGGACGCTGCGCTCAAGGAGATTTTCGGCTTCTTGAACCGCTCCGAAAAACTGCCCGCTATCATGCCGCCCAGCGTAGCGCGGCAGACCTTTGGGGCGGCGTATGGTCCTGATGAGCGGCGCTAGTCAGCTTTCTAGCTTGTAGACGCGGAAGAAGGTAATCAAAGGAGAGCCGTAGCGGTTGTCCTTTGTTTCCACCATCACGTTGTAGCCGCCAGCGACATTCTTGCCCGTCGATGGGAACAGCCCAAGCAAGAACGAACTCAAGTCAGAGGCGTCAGCCCGCATCTTCGCCGCTTTCGCGTACAGGTTCGTGTCCTTCAGCGCCTCTTTCAGATGCTCGTGCATCTTTTTGAGCGAGATTACACCCGTCCCATAAGCGACGACAGCGGCGTAGAGCGGCTGGTACATCATTTCGACCCGCAGCATTTCGCTCGCGGCATTCCCTGCCTCGTCAACTGACTTGGCCCCCGGAAGCAGAACTGGCGCGGTAATCTCGTAGCCTTGGTTACTGACGCCCAGCTTCTCAGTCACGATGTCGAACAAGAACGTCTTGTCGTCGTCGATAGACCGCGCCATCAGGATTTTCAGTTCGAGTTGGTCAGTCTCCTCGTTCTTCGTCAAAGTCAGCAGCGTGTCAGGTTCGGCCTGAATGTTGCTCGAACCACGCGGCCCGCTGCCGTTTTTGGTGTTGTGGTGGATGATGACCACCGCTGCCTTAATGCCAGCGTCTTTGATCTTGGCGATGACATCGAACACCGCAGATGTGTCTTCGACGCTGTTCTGATCGCCTCCGGGCATGGCCTTAGTCAGCGTGTCGATGACGATGACGCCAATGTGGTTCTCGCCCTTCTTCAGCCACCACGCATCCGCAGCTTTAATTTGCTCCACAAGATTGAGGCGCGCCGCCTCATCCAGAAGGTTGATGCTCTCCTCAACCGTATAGAAGGGGAAGGTCTTTTCATCTGTGTACTTCTCGTCCGATGGGTCGTGGTACTTCTTCCACGCCATCAGACGTTTCCTGATCGCTGTCTGGCTTTCAAGGGCGAAATACAACACTGGGCGGCGCTCTGTGACTGTCAGTGTGTCGTCGAAATTCAGCCCCGCAGCGATGTGCATAGCCAAGGTCTGACTGACCAGTGTTTTCCCTGCCTTTGGGTCAGCGGAAATCAGCGTGACTTCGCTGGCATGGTAGATCGGGTGCATGATGAACTCCTCAGTCAGAACGTCTAGCTTCTCGTGGCCGAAATAGCCGCGCTTCCCTGCAAATGGAAAATCGTCTCCGTAAGAAGCCGCCGTCACCACAGGCAACTGCGCGTTCTCAATCCGTGTGGCCGGAAACGTAGCAGCGGCCATTTCCTTCAGCCAGACAGGGGCGGCATCGCGCAGCCCGTCTGTCTTCGAGACTGTGTTGAACTTCGAGTGGCCGCTGCCGACGATGCGCGTCAACTCGCCGCTCTTGTCCGCCATGATAGGCTCCCAGCGGTCGTGCCGTGGGTGCTTTGGGTTGGCGGCGACCGAGGCATTCATTAGCCCCAGCAACGTGGCTTGCACAGACTCCATAGGCTCGCCAGCAGACGACAACTTGGCCGCAAGCTGGGTCAGACTGTCGTGGAAGTCATCCCCCGTCAGGATGTTCTTCTTTAGCGCCTCTATGGGCGTAGCCGCTTGGGCTACCCTAGCGGAGCGAAGATGGTCTAGGAGGCCCGTAGAGGCCGCTACAGCGCCTTCGCTGACTACAGTGTATCCCGGAGAGGGTGGGACGATGATATAGCCCCCCTCGCCCTTTACCTCGACGCCCTTGGACGGCTTGCAGTTGGGGAACTCTGTGTCCGACGAGAAGATATAGTGTCGCCCGCCGTTCCGTGTGGCGTGTACCCGTGTCTTTGGCATGAAGCCTGACTGCGTTAGCCAAGCGACATACTTCTTCGCCGCCTCGCCAGCCTCTCCGTCCTTGTAGGTGTCGGCGTCAATGGCGAACAAGCCAGAGGCTTCGCCCATCCTTGCGCCGATACCATGCAGACGACTTCCGGCGTCCAGAAACATTTTGCGAATGTGATCTGGATTGGTGCTGGCATCGTAGAAGCCGTTCTGGGTCAGTGGCCGCTTGTCGTCGCCTGTCGGGAATACTGGGACGCCGAACTCTGCCCAGTCCAGCGCCGCTTCGATCAAGTCAGCGGGCGTGATGACTTGGTGCATATTCATTTGGCCGACCCAATGTCTTCCCAGTATTTTGCCAACAGCAGCGACTCAGCGCGGTTGTGGTCCATCTTGCGGGCGAACAATCCAGCATCGTCCGGCCATGTCTCAATGGCCCGCAGCCGCGCTGGCTCCTTGGGGTTCTGAAGCGTGACGGCGATCTTCATCGCGGGCTTCCAGACTGACGGCGGCACTAGCTTGTAGGGCAGTTTCAGCCCAGCGCAAATGCCTTCAGTCAGGAACATCGACCCGACAAACGGGACACCAGCACTCAGGCTCTCGTTAGGGCGGATCGTGACGCGCTCAATGATGACCATCGGCTGATAGTTATACTCAGCAGCCAATGCTTTCGCCGTCCGCAGGATCGTGGTGATAAGGGCGGCTTGGTTCACCCACGAGGCGGTCTTGCGCCCTGCCTTCACCATCTGCACGGCGACTTCTTCGCCGCTATAAACCTTGTAGGGTTTGCCTTCCATCAGGATGCCGATAGTCAGCGGCGATCCGGGGTCAACTCCGATTGTAAACATTTGGTCCCTCCTTAGCAGAACTGTCATACTGATCGTTTTTATTTCATCTGTGAAGCCACACAATATGGGGTGGTCAACCCCTAGTGGCTACAAGATGTAGTGTTTACGGCTTCGCCGCCCAAGATTGGCCGACTGCGCTTTCCGATAGATTGGCTGTCTCAGCATTGGGGAAAATGTCCAGCCAAGCCTGACGCATTTCCTCCACCATGATTTCCCGCAGTTCCTCGCCATGCCCTACTTCCGCCAGCATCAGCAATTCGTCGTGGATCGACGCCAGCATCCGCGACTTGAACGGCAGTTCGTAGACTTTGAAACTCATGCGCGTGACAGCGCGATACATCACATCAGCGGCAGCGCCTTGGATGGGGTAGTTCGACGCCACGGGCATCGACCGCTCATTCTTGTGAACGTAGACTGTGCGGCCAGACTTGATCGGCAGCAGCCCTGTAGCGTTCATCTGATCGAACATCTGATGGCGCAGCGCGTAGGCGTAGGGATACCGCTCCGCCCACTTCTCGACGTATTCCGCCGCCTCGCTGTCCGAACAGCGCAGCACCATAGCCAGAGCGGCGTTGCCAGCGCCGTAGGTAAGCTGGAAGCTAAATGCCTTGGCCTTGGACCGCATCTCCTTAGCCCGTGGGTCTTTGGCCTTCAGGCGGGCCTTGAAGTCCTTGGGATCGACACGGAACAGCGTGATGGCCGACTCAGCGTGAACGTCCCCAAAGATCACATCCTGCTTTAGCTGTGGATCGTTGCTGACTTCCGCCAAGACGCGCAGTTCGATGCCGCTGTAGTCGGCCAGCACCATCTCTGTGTCCGGCGGGGCGATGAAGGAGCGCCGCACCATAGGATTGCGCGGGATATTCTGAAGGTTTGGGTTCGATGACGAGTAGCGGCCTGTGATGGCTTGGGCGATGTTGAAGCGCCCGTAGACGCGCCCTGCCAGCCTCTGCTTGTTCAGCAGCACTTCGCCGTAGGTGCTTAGGTATTTGTCCGCCCGATTGAATACCATCAGCGCAGCAAGCCAGCGCGAGAATGGGTAGGGCGATCTGAAGGACGCCTGACGCAGTTGCTTGCGGTCAGTCTGGAGTTGCTCTGACTTATCAGTCTTGGGCCATGCCCGCAGACTTGTCTCGTCCATGACAGTCTTGATGAAGTCAGAGAGTTGCTTTTTTGAGCGGAGGTTCGCAATCATGTCTTCTGGCGTGTAGTGCCGCAAGACCTTCTCAGCCACATCGCGCCGCAGCGACCACATCTTAATCAGACCGCTATGATGCTCCTCGTCGATGCTCATGCCTGTGTCTTCCATTTCCGCCGTGCCGCGCCATGCGTCATTGAGGACATAGAAGCCCGCCATCTGCTCCGCCGTCAGCGCCGCAGACCACATCGTGTAGAGGTTATAGGTGTCCTCTGCATCCTCGAAGCCGTAGTCATACTGCTCCAGCGACAGTTCCTTCTGCGACCAGTCAGACACCTGAAGGTGCTTGTTGTCGCGGGCCTTGCCCAGATCGCGCTTGACCATATCGGCCAGCGACAGCGGGCGACCGCCCAGCTTCGCCTTGGACATGACGCCCACATCGAACAGCACAACGTCCGGCCCATTAGTGGCGAAGTCGAACCAGCGCCCCTCAAAGCCAGCGTTGAACACTGCCCACGGGCAAGCGTCCGCCAGCGCATTGGCGTAGTAGTTGAACGGCTTGCACAGCAAGTGGTCGATGACGTAGTTGCCAGCGGGGCCGCTGATGCAAGTCAGGCGCACTTTTGAGTCTTGGGGCCGCAGCCCAGTTGTCTCGAAGTCTAGCGCGTGGACTGCACCTGAGTCCGTGATTTCCTTGATGACTTGCTGCGCTTGTTCGTGCGAAGCCACAAGTTTGTATTGACCTAATTTATCCATGTCTCTAATATCCTGATTGGTCCTAGCAGAACCAGCCTCCCTGCCGAGGTTACTTAGCCCCCAGTTTGGTCACTGGGGGCTATTTTTTATTATAGGACGCCGCGACGACGACGAGTTGCCGGAACACCAGCCCCGCCTTCCGACGAGCGGATCAGCCCGTCGATGTCAGCGTCAGGATCAGCCGCCAATTCTGCACAGGCAGCGTCAGACAGCCAGCCGTAGACAGTCAGCACGGGCTTGTAGTTTTTCTGCCCTTGGGCTTCAAACTTCTCTTTGCCCAGATTGACCAGCGGCCAAGACGGACGCCCAGCGCGGAGGCGCTCACCGACTTGCTGGAGCAAGTCAGCAAAGACAGCTACGCCGCTCTTGGAGTTGATCTTCCAGTAGCCTTGGCGGTCGTCCGCTTCCAGCGACTTGATGACCATCGACTTCGCTGCAAACCAGCCTTCACCCTGCGAGGTGTTGAACGGGCCTTGCTCGTCGGCGGCGGGCGCAGGAATGCGCTGATCGCTGTAGATGTTCGCCATGCGGGTGGCGATAGTCTTGCCGCCCTTCCAGCAAACATAGCCATCCTCGAAGGACGCGATGTTCACCAGCCACAATTCGCTGGCGTCGATGTCTTCCTTGTCCTTACCGAACTCGTAGACGCCGCGCTTACCAGTGAAGTTGAGGTAGACGGAGCCGTCAGGTGCGCCGCCCAGTTGCCCCTGCGCTGCGGATGCGCTGACTGCATCTGCCATCGCTTGAGCGTTGACGAGGGCGACAGGTTTGCCGAACGGCGATGCGGTAACTTCGTTTGCCATGTGTTTTCTCCTATGGCTATGTGTCTAGTTTTGCTGTGACTTCCAGACGGACGGACGGCTTGCCGACCTTGTAGAACCCGTCTGCACTGACCCCAGTGGCCTTCTCGTAAGCCTTGGTGTCCAGTGTCCTACGCCCAGCCACTTCCGTGACTTTGACGCTGTAGGCAGCAGTGTCGAACTCCATCTGGTTCTCTCCTGTTGCATACTCCTTGATGGTAGCCGCCAGATCGTCTGCGCGGGCTTCCAAAGCCTTGATCTGCTCCTTGATGGAGCCGTATTCCCTGACTGACTCAGTGATGCCGCGCGGGGCGAAGACGGGCATCGACGGCTTGTCGGCCTTGCGCTTCTCTCCCTTGGCAACCTGAATGGCGCTGCACTCCTCCTTAAAGGCGCAGTAGGTGCAGCCGCCGTTGGTCAAGCCCTCTGCGGGCAAGTCCATCACATCTGTGTCGAACAGGATCGCAGCGCGGATTTCTGCCCGCTGCGCTGTCTCGCCGCCGTCATAGGCCACATTGAATTGCTTGTGGCGCTGGAAGTCAGAGGCGTCCACATACAGCACCATCGCTTCATCGACAGTGTAGCCGTGCATATTCAGCAGCCACATATTCTGCTGCACCTGTGCGGCGTGTTGCGGCTTGGGGGCCGTCATCGCTTCCAGATTGGTGCGCGGATCGACTGACTTAAACTCCAGCAGTATCCATTTGCCATCCACCATCACAAGGCCGTCAGGCGTCCCAGACAGGCCGCTCTCGTCGTGCAGGAAGGACCGCTGTTCGTCCCCAGCGAACATGGGCAGCAACATGGCGCGGCGCAGTTGCTCGACCACCCAAGCCTCGACAGCGTGGCCGCGCTCTGCCATACCCCATTTGCCGCTCTCGCGTGGCGTGGTTTTGTTGAACTTCAGTTCGCGCAAGCAACGCAGATTTTCGGAAGCAGTCAGGACCGCATTGCGGTCAAGGAAAGTGTCATCGTCACCATACAAAGGCCACGCTGATTTGTTCAGCGCGACACCTTCTTCGATGATTTTGAAAAGGTCGATTGCCATTTAGCCCTCCAGTTGCGTTAGAACAAACACAGACTGAGCATGGGGCCGTTGCGATGGTGCGCTGGTCATGGTCATAGCAGTTAGCGTGTCTCGTGTGTTTGTCTGTGTGTAGAGTAGTTCGATAGTCTAGCCGCTGTCAAGCCGCTCCGTTGATGATATTTCGGCATTCGCCAGCAATAGCGGCGTAGGCGGCGGCGTCAACATAGTTGTCGTGTTTGAAGCTGGCATTAGTGCGCGATACCTTCGCCATCAGCATGATCCACGCCATATCCTCTGAGTCCAAGTTCAGTTCGACGTTGTGCTTGCCGAACAGGTAGGCTTGGACCAGCTTCGCCATGTAAGTCAGATTGCCGTGCGGCGCTCCGTAAGAGGCGTTGCGGTCCCCGACAGTCAGGGTCGTCGCTTCAGTCAGGATATTCTCTCGCACAGAAGTCATCGTTCTCTCCAAATTCGTCGGGGGGCTTGGTTTCTATTGATTGGGCCGTAGCGCAGTCCGTCAACTTACCATTG